ATATTTGATTTAAGAAACGCACAGACAGGCATTATTGTAATGCCGTTATTGTTTAGTGAAGAAGATAGAATGGGTGGCGATGATGCGTTCTGTGAGGCGTTAGGATACGGTACAGTCATCGCTCAAACAGGTACTACACAAAAGACAACTAGTAACGCAGTATCACGAGGAGTCGCAAAAATAGGCGACCCACTACCGCATTTGTTTGAATGGTCGGGTATGGTGGGACCTTTACCTAAGTTGGCAGAATGTGCCGCAGGCGTTGGCGTCATCAATACAGCGCCAGAGATTGACGGTGTAATCAGACGAGTGCCTCTATTGATGAGAATAGGCGAAGATGTCTACCCGAATATGGCAATCGAAACAATTCGTGTTGCAGTCGGAGACCCGTCATATCAAGTCAAGGCAGACAACGCTGGGGTTATCGCACTAAGAGTGCCTGCTTATGCAACTATCAACACAGACTCAAATGCGAGAGTCTGGGTACGATGGAACAAGCAGTTTAAGACAATCTCTGCTAGTGCAACTAACTTTGATGAACTTGCAGGCACTACAGTCATCATCGCCATGACAGCAGAAGGTCTAGGTGGCGTTGTTGCAACACCAACAGGCGAACAGTATGACTATGTTATTTCAGCACAAACACTACAGACAATACTAGACGGCGATACGATAAGTCGATACGATACTTTGTTAGAACTACTTGCAGGCCTGTTATTGGGTATTACAATCGTATTGATAACAAGATTTCTACCATATTGGGCGATAGGTATTTCACTTCTTGCAACATTTGCTGGTGGCATACAGTACTATCTTTACATGTTCGAAACACAACTTGTTCTAGTAGACATCACATGGGCATTACTGACATTCTTTATCGTAGGATTTCATAGTACATTCAATCGATTCATACTAGAATTCAGACTCAAACAACAAATCAGAAAACAATTTGAACACTATCTCGACCCACGACAAGTTGCAGCTCTACAGAAGAATCCTGACTTACTCAAACTAGGCGGCGACAGACGAGAGATGTCATTTCTGTTTATGGACATTATCGGGTTCACACCTATATCAGAATTCTATAAGAATAAAGATGACCCTGAAGGTTTAGTAGTATTAGTGAATGAGTTCTTAGATGACATGACTAAGATTCTATTGAACAACGGTGCTATGATTGACAAGTTTATGGGCGACTGTATCATGGCAGTATTCAATGCACCGATTGATATGCCAAATCATGCTGATATGGCAGTTAAGAGTGCAATCGAAATAGAAGCAAAGACAAAAGAACTCAAGGCACTATACAAAGAACGAGGACTTCCTGACATCAATGTGGGCACAGGCGTGAATACAGGCACAGCAATCATAGGTAACATGGGTAGTTCGACACGATTTGACTATTCAGTTATCGGCGATGCAGTCAACCTCGCTGCACGATTAGAGGCAACGGCAGGCAGAGGCGACTATAAAGAATACCCAACACTTTATTCGAGTTACACAATGGAACAACTCAAAGATTACGAGTCAATTGAAGTAGATAAAATCAAAGTTAAGGGCAAAGAAGAACTAATTACTATCTACAAACCTGTATAAATAGTAGCATGGCAAAAACAGTATTCGACAAAATTCTTGATTCAACAACAGGTCCCAAATCGTATGATTGGTACAAGAAAGAGGTAAAGAAAATGACCACACCTGGTGCAAGGTCACTTATCAATAAAGGTAAGGCGACATTAAAACCAAAATATGGTGTGATGAATCTGTTTGCATATGACCCGAAACATAAGGCAACATTACCATACTATGATAAATTTCCTCTTATTATGCCACTACAAGCGGCAAAAGGTGGGTTCTACGGACTGAACTTTCACTATTTACCTATGCAACAGAGAGTTTTGTTTTTAAGACAACTATCAAAGTATGCAAGTGATAAGAATTTTGACAGAAACACAAGATATAATTTAACAGGTGGCATAGAGAATAATCGCTATTTCAAGTTGTGTATAAAACACTATTTGTTTAGTCAAGTTAGGTCATCATTTTTAAACATTCCGCCAAACGAAATGGCAATCGGTATATTTTTACCAGTTGCACGATTCAAAGGCGGTTCATTCGGTAACAGGTAGAAGATATGGCACTCACAATTGATAGATTTATTAGCTCAATGTCAAAAGCAAAAGGATTTGCTAGGCCATCACAGTATGCAGTTCAATTAAATTTACCACCAGTGCTTCATAGTATTCAGAGGTCATTTGGTGAACAAATGACTTTACATTGTGATAGTGTTTCAATGCCTGGTCACGATTTACAAACTCAAAGTATTCAATACGGTTCTGAACCCACAAGAGATATGGTTACTGGTCATGGATATGAGGGTTTAATTCAAGCTTCTTTTTATCTTGACACTAGATTGAATGAAAAGCGTATTTTTGAACTATGGCAAGAACAAGCTTGTAACACATTTACACACAAGGCGAATTATTATGATGATTACATCGGTTCAATGGAGATACATCAATTGTCATCAACAGGCGCTTTATCTGCTGGAATAGCAGGTTTAGAGGTTACATTTGCGGCCGAAGGTCTTGACAGAATAACTGGTGATAGTACTGAGATGACAACATACGCTATTAAAGCACTTGAAGTTTACCCAGCGACAGTAGGTGATATAGAGTATTCATACGATTCTGGAAATCAAATCAGCAAATTAAGTGTTGGATTTGCATTTAAGCAATGGGTACGAATTAAATAAGAACGGGCAAAACTGCCCAACGAATACATAATATTATATAATTAGGAGAATAATTATGGCGTTACCAAAGTTAACCACACCAATATATGAGTTGGTTGTACCATCAACAGACGAGAAGATAAAATATCGTCCGTTTTTAGTAAGAGAAGAAAAGATTTTATTAATTGCAATGGAGTCTGGTGCTAGTGAAGATGTAGTTCAAGCTGTTAAAAGTATCGTTGAAGAATGTACTTTTAATAAATTGAATTTAGGTGATATGCCTATGTTTGATGTTGAATATATATTTTTAAACATCAGAGCAAAGTCTGTTGGTGAAATTTCTAACTTGAGATTACTATGTCCTGACGATAGTGAAACTTTTGCAGAGGTAGAAGTAAACTTATCTGAAGTTATAGTGCAAGTTGAAAAGGAACACACAAACAAGATTGAGTTGACTGATGAAATGGGTATCTATATGAAATACCCAACTATTGATTCATTTGCAACTACTGGTATAACAGAAGTTACTCCTGTAAATATGTTAGAGGTGATAACAACTTGTGTTGCACAGATATATGATAAAAAAGGTGAAGAAGTATTTGATGCAAAAGACCAGACGAAAGAAGAACTGATTGAATTTATTGAACAATTAAATACGAAACAGTTTGCAGAGTTACAAAAGTTTTTTGATACTATGCCTAAACTAAAACATGTAGTTAAGATAGAGAATCCTAAGACAAAAGTAAAGAGTGATATTTTATTACAAGGCCTAGGCGATTTTTTCGCATAGCCCTTTCCCATGATACATTAGAGAACTATTATAATATAAACTTTTCTTTAATGCAACACCACAATTACTCTCTGGGTGATTTGGAAAATATGATACCGTGGGAAAGGGAGATTTATGTCGATATGTTACTTGAACATATAAAAGAAGAAAATAAAAGAGCAGAAGAACAAAACAGGAGTTAAAATGTCAAACAAAGAAGATGAAGGCAAACTAGAACTATCTTTAAGAGTATTAGGGAATGAAATAATAGGGTTCAAAATGATTGTAGATGACTTCAAAATGAAGTGGATGCTATTAGGTTTAGTTGCAATTGTTTGTCTAAGTTGGGCAATGGGAACATACGGACCCATGTTAATGCAAACATTCAAAGGATAAGAAATGGCACTACCAGTCTATCAAGAACAAGCGCAAAGGTATCAAAATCCAGAAACTGGAAAGTTTATGGGCACAGAACAAGCTGAAGCAATATTAAATCAATTAAATCAACAGACTTCTTTGTTAAATGAGATAGATAATAATACCGAAGAATCCACATCAGATAAAAGAGATAGAAAAGTAAAATCAGGAGATACTGATAAGAAAGGTGCATTTGCTGGCATGGGTAGTAAAATAGGTGATGGTCTTAAAAGTGTAGGTGGTTTCTTAAAAAACAAAAACCCACTCAGTTCAGACAGAAATCCTTTAACAAGATTACTTGGTTTTGGTGCATTAGCTGGATTGTTGAAACTTTTTGGTGACAAACTGACAGGCGAAGATGGCGCCTTAACTAAACTATTGAAATGGTTCAAGCTAACATTCATACCTTGGGCTGAATCGACATTAAAGATGATAACAGATTACGATTATCAAGCTGGATTTGATAAGATAAAATTATTCTTTAAACAGATAAAAGATTTCTTTGATACCAATGATGATGGCGAAATATCTTTTGACGAAATTAAAGAGGGTATTCCTAAAGCAGTTGCCTTAATGGCTTCTGTAATAGGCGATGCACTGGTTTCTGGTGTGAAAAAACTATTTGAAGCATATGGTAAGGAAATTGCTCTAGTCTTTGCTGGATATGTTGTATCTAAAATGTTAATAAAGTCATTACTCTTTGGCGGTGCTCTTCCAGCACTAGGCGGTCTTGTTGGTGGAGCTGCAATGAGGGTTGCTGGTCTTGCGGCTGTGATGGTAACTGGACTTGTAACCTTACACAACGATATTAGAGATGCGTATGAGGATGAACTTGCAAAAGATGACAAGGTAACGGCAAAAGGATTAATTTCTCGTTTCTTGTCTGGAGATAATAACCCAAGCGGTAAGAGTTGGACAGATGCACTTTTAGGTTCTTGGAGAATGGGCCTTCAAGGTGCTGCTGTTGGATTGACAGCGGGACTAGTTACTGGTGGTATATTTTCAATACCTCTTGCGGCAGTAGGATTCATTACTGGTGCTACTGCTTCGGCAATGGGTGCTCATCTAGGCGAAGATAAACTCAATCAGAACATGAAAGACGCCGAAACAAATATAATGGCTCTTGCTGATGACCTTAAAACTACAGGCAATAAAGTTTATAATTTCTTTAAAGGTATTGTTGATGCCGGTAAAGCTATGGTAGATAGTGAAACTACAATGTCAGGCGCATTTAACCTGGCAACAAAGGGCGAGGGTCAACAACTTTATAACGAAAATGATAAAGAAGTAAGAAATATTGAAAAAGCAATTGCATATCAAGAACTTCTAAAAAAACAAAATCCTAATGTAGACCCCGCCGCTTATGATAATGTAATAAAAATATTGAGTGGACAATTAGAAACCGCAACTACACGAAGGGATGAATCTTTTCAAACAGCATCTAATACAAGAGTACAGTCAAGGATGGATGAAGGCGGTGCGATAACTAATAAGATTAATGAATTAGAAGCGCTTCAGAGAAATCTTAACCCAACAGCGGCCGCAAACATGCAGCCTGAGATAGATAAACTTAAAGCAAGACAAAGAACTATGGCATTAAGTGCATTAGGTTCAATGGATACTTTCTCTGCAACAATGGATGCCAATTCATTAGAGATGCCTGAAATTAAAAAATTCAGAAATATGAATCTCAAGGAGAAAAGCAACAAACTCACGCCTAAATCTGCTGATGAGTTTTACTCTATTGGTCATGGAAGAAGTGGGTCAGCACCTGTGGTGGTTAATTCCCCAACAAGTGTTGTGAATCAAGGCGACAGGATTATTAGTAGTTTGAACTCAGTACCAGCTTATTCTGCTGCAAATATGTTATCACAAACTTGGATTTCAAGCATTGGCAATCCTCACGCAACTATGAATCGTTAACCTTTCTGTTTTAAGTGTTTTTCAGTCCAGACATCCCAAATGATATTTCTATCATCGCACCATTTCTGTGCGGCTGCGAACTTATCTCGATTCATACGATAGGTTTTCATCTCGTAGAGTACAGTTGACTTCTTTTTGCCCCTACCACCAGTAGGTGGTCGCAAATCTTTAGATGGTTTTACTT